CCTGTAAAAGCATACGCATGGCAAGATCATGATGCACACATAGCAGTGCATGAAGCGTTTATGGGAGACCCATCAATTATCCCACAAGACCCTAAACTTCAACAAGCGTTAGCAGGTGCAGTACAAGCACACATACAAGAACACCAAGCTCATAAATACAGAATGTCTATACTTGCAAACGCAGGCATAGAACTTCCTACAGCACCAGAGTACGATAGATTTAATCCTGGTAAGAGTGATGAGTATGAATCTATGGATAGAGATGTGGAAAATGCAGTTGCTCAAGCACAAGCTCAAGTTGCTGGTCAAATATCTGCTGCAGCACAACAACAGGCTCAAGCCGCTGCTGCTCAACAACAGATGCAAGACCCAAGATTCCAACTTGCACAACAAGATTTACAATTAAGAGCACAAGACTTACAGCGTAAAGCTGAAGAAGGTGCTGTTAGAAATCAAATTAAACAAAGAGATATTATACTAAAAGAAGAAGCTGCTGCTGCAAAAGCACAAATAGATGCATCAAAATTAGCTCTAGATCGTGATAAAGTGCAGGCAGACATACAAATCGACAGAGAAAAATTGCGAAGCAACGAACAACGTGATATTGCTAGGTCTCAGTATCAGAAAGATATGTCTGATACAAAAGCTGAAATAGAAAGAGCAAGAACGATAATTGAACGTGAACAAAGAGAAAAAGACAGAGACAATACTAAATAGTACCACTTTGGTACAAAAAATAGAGAAGAAAAAACACGCAGTTCTCTCTTTGTGGGATGATACAAAAAAATTAGCTGACGCAGAAAATAAAACACCTGTGATCGCTTTGTGTCAAAAAAACAGAAAAGGTTTTTGGATAGTCGTTCATCAAGACGATTTACAAAAAGTTATGGATGCCAAAAACAATAACTGAAGAAATACTTGAGTGGTCTGAAAAATTTTTAGAGTTGCCCTCTGAAAAATTAGGAGGATGGTCTGTATGTCCTTATGCAAAGTCAGCCAGACGAAAAAATCAAGTAAAAGTTGTTGAAGTTGATTTAAGTAAAGATTTTTTATACACTGTGACTTCAGAAGCCAGAACAATAAAAGAACAAAAGAAAAAACTTATTGTTGTTGCTTGTGATGATTTTAACATTGAAGCAGATGAGTTAGGTTGCTATATAGATGCACTAAATCATGCTTATGTTTATCACGATGTTTATCTTATGCCATTTCATCCAGATGATAATGGTGAGGAGGTAGAGTTTCTTGAAGATGATCTTGAAACTGAAAACGAGTTTTATATGGTTCTTATCCAACCATATAATGAGTTGGAGAAGGCTTCGCAGTCGCTCCAAAAGAAAGGATACTACGAAAACTGGGATAAAGAATATTATCAAGATACAGTAGTTAAACGACAACTATATAGGAGAATTTACCATGATGGGAAAAAAGAAAAGAGTTAAAAATTCTATGGCTATGATGCGAGGTGGCGGAATGGCTAAGAAAAAAAGAGTCAAAAAAGCTGGTGGCGGCATGATGAAAAAGAAAAGAGTCAAAAAAGCTGGCGGTGGAATGATGAAGAAAAAGAAAAGAGTTAAAAGATAATTAGTGGATACGTCCAAATTAATAACTTTTTTAAAAAATAAAATCGATAGGGAGATCGACAGTATCAAAGATGCCTTTGAACAAGGTCGAATCCCTAAAGATAACTACGATATTTCGGTTGGTGAACTTAAAGGTTTACGAACCGCTAAAGATTTGTTATTAGAGTCAGCTAAGAATATAGCTGATGACAACGACAAAATTTAGTCTTACTGAAGAAAAACTAGACAAGAATCATCCAACTGCTGTTGGACATAGAATACTTGTTCAAGTTTTGGATGTGGATGACAAAACAAGAGGTGGAATTTATCTACCAGGTAAGTCAGTGCAAGAACACCGTAATGTTGCCTCTATTGGCAAAGTAATACAAATGGGTGAAGACGCATACAACAGAGAAGATATGTCAAAACCTTGGTGCAAACTTGGAGATCATGTTATGTTCGCTAAGTATGCTGGTCATCGTTTTCAATTTGGTAAGACTGAACTTCGCATCATGAATGATGACGAGATATTAGGACTCGTTCCAGATATCAAAAATATTTCGTAACATCCAGTTACGCAAAAAATTAATCTAATAACTTTGGAGAGAAACCAATGCAAATTGTACACGATTCTTCGGGTAAAAAAAAACCGATGCAAGTCGTAGACGATGGGAAAGAAATTAAACTGAAGAAGTTTGATAAACTCGATATTCCAGAACAGGAAGAGCAGGATAACTCAGACATCGAAGCAGTTACTGATGATACGCAAGTAGAACACAGTTCTGAACCAGAAACTACGCCAACTGAAACTGAAAGTGTCGTTGAGAAAGAGCAAGACGAACCTAAAGAGGAAGTTGCAAAAGAAGACGATAAAAAAAGCAATCGATACCAAAATCGTATTAACGAATTAGTAAAGAGAGCTAATCAAGCTGAAAGACAACGAAATGATTTTTATAATCGTATTCAACAACTTGAAGAAGAAGTTAAAAAGAAAAATGTTGTAAGTCAAGATTACGCAAGTCTTCAAACACAATACTACGATACTCGTAAGTCTAACGCAGAAAAAGGACTAGAGGCAGCTCGTAAAGCACACAAAAGTGCATATGATGCGGGCGACTCAGATGGTATGTTAAAAGCTGCTGAAGACATTGCAGAGTTCAAAGCTGAGATGAAAATGTTAGACAATCAACAACCGATTGTTCAACCAACTCCACAGCAACCTACGTCAAAAGTAGAAGAGGTTAAACAACAACCCGCACCAACGGAACAACCTGTTTCACAACCAGACCCTCGTGCTCTAAGATGGGCACAAGATAATTCTTGGTTTGGAACTGATGTTGCAAAAACTGGTGCTGCTTATGCTATTGATGCAGCTCTTAAAATGGAAGGCTACAATCCATCTAGTGAGGATTACTATTCAGAACTAGATAGACGTTTAGCAGAATCCTTCCCAGGAAGAGAGGAAGCTAGACCTAAACAAAGGGTAGCTGGTGTTACAAAATCACCAACCGCACCTAAGAAGGTTCGTATGAACCAGAGTCAGATCGCTATGGCTCGTAAACTAGGTGTGCCACTAGAAGAATATGCGAAATTCGTGAGGAACGACAATGACCAATAAAAATCGAACCCACTCGACTAGGGAAAAAACAAGTCGCAAAGTAGTCTATACGCCTCCCAATAATTTAGATGCTCCAGACCCAAAGGTAGATGGAATAAAATACCGATGGATAAGAGTAACATCTGGGGGGGAGGATGATTCACAAAACATATCCAAAAAAAGAAGAGAGGGATATGAGTTTGTGCGGGCTGAAGAACACCCAGAATTTGACGCACCAAAACATGAATCTGGAAAATTTGCTGGTGTAATTGGTACAGGAGATTTAGTTTTAGCTAAAATCCCAGAAGAAATGTCAGAAGCCAAGAAAGAGTTTTTTGAAGAAAAAACCAGAAGGCAGACAGCAGCTGTGGATAATGATTTGCTTAAAACACAACATCCTTCAATGCCAATAACACAACAAAGAGATTCACGAGCAACTACAGGCAAGAAAAAGTCTGAGTTTGACGAGGATTAAAAAGATAAATGTGTGGTGCAAACTTAACTATTTTAAAAATTAGGAGATAATTATGGCTAATGTAGATGCCGCTTTCGGCATGAGACCAGTTAGACATCTCACAGGCGGACAAATCCGAGCTAATGAATATAAAATAGCAAGTGGAACATCATCCAACATTTTTACTGGTGATTGTGTAAAACTATTAGGCACAGGTTACATTGATGTAGCTGCTGCTGGTAATAGGTTGTTAGGTGTTTTCGCAGGCTGTCAATTTACTTCATCAGACGGAGAAGTCGTTTTTAAGAGATTTTTTCCAACTGGAACAGCTACACAAGGTAGCGGAGATGTGACTGCATACATTTATGATGACCCAAATATCGTCTATGCTGTACAATCGGCAGGTTCTGCTGATTTTGCTGACATAGGAAACTTAGCTGACATCGTAGTTGGCACAGGCGATACAACAACTGGTCAAAGTAAAGTAGAGGTCAGTGGAACAACGGGAACTGGTACTGCGAATTTAAGAATACTTCGTAAGTACGATGACCCAAACAACTCATATGGAACTAATGGTATCCTTGAGGTTACAATTCATGAACATGAACTTAACCAACACATTGATGCTGATGGTACTGTGGGCGTATAATAGGAGAAAAATAACATGGCTGTTATATCAAGAAGTCAACTCGTAAAAGAGTTAGAACCTGGACTCCACGCCCTATTCGGGTTGGAGTACAAAAGATGGGAACGTGAACACGCAGAAATCTTTACAGAAGAAACTTCAGAAAGAGCTTTTGAAGAGGAAACTCTAATCACAGGCTTTGGTGCTGCACCAACAAAATCTGAAGGTGCATCTGTAGAATTTGACACTGCTGCTGAACAATGGACTGCAAGATATGTGCATGAAACTATTGCACTTGCTTTTGCAATCACAGAAGAAGCAGTAGAAGATAATCTTTATGATACACTATCTAGAAGATACACTGCTGCACTAGCACGTTCTATGGCTTATACTAAACAAGTAAAAGCTGCAAACGTACTAAACAATGCATTTAGTTCTAGCTTCCCAGGCGGAGATGGAAAAGAGCTTATCGCTACTGACCACCCAACTGTACAAGCTGGTACTCAAGCAAACGAGCCAACTACTGCTGCTGACCTTTCTGAGTCATCATTAGAAAACGCAATCATCTCAATCGGTGGTTTTGCGGATGACAGAAACATTCCAGTTGCTGTACAGGCAAGAAAGTTAGTAATACCAAAAGAATTAGCTTTCACTGCTCAAAGAATTTTGAAAAGTGAACTAAGAGTTGGTACTGCTGATAATGATACAAACGCATTAAATAGCATGGGAATGTTCCCAGAAGGTTATGTAGTAAACCACTACTTAACTGATACAGATGCGTTCTTTATCTTAACAGACT